CGTTGTAAACATGCTTCAAACATATGTGACTCCCAACCTCCGCCGTCAAGTTCCCAGCCATTGTTTTTCACACCATGCCTGCCAAGATAGTTGGCCAAATCATGCATTCCAAGGTTGTAAGGACTCCAACCTAAGGCCGTACGATTCTGAATTGGCTCACTCTGCATTTTGTGGTGCATGTCGTAACTACACATTTGATTCCACATATTGTGTGCACCATCAACAGCCATAACATTTCGAAGCTTGTTGTCTCGCAATTTAGCTATAGGCAAAATCTCCCTTTTTACCGTAACTTGTGAAATACTTGGCATTTTTCTAAGAAGGTCATCCCACTGCGCTTCAATCCACCTTCTAGCTGTTTGATCCAAATACAATTGGTCTTTGAAGGCTAAGCCGGCCTGCGTCCAAGGAGCGCCAGCGCTTTTGCCTTTAAATGTCAAGTAAGGGGCTGCAAGAATTTCATCATAACTCATAATTTTAGAGTTTTTCCAAAAAGGGTGCTGTAATAATTCAACCCAAACCCAAGCTTTTGAAAAAATTTTAGCATCGTAAGAAGGAAAAGATTGCTGAAACTTCTCAGAAGCCAAATAAGCGGCAAACAAATTGGGTGAATTCATATTGTGCGTTTGTTTAAATTCAATTTTATTTTTAAGAAAAATGCCCTGCAGTATTTCATCATTGGTTCTTTGAGGGCGGGGTTTTGTCATCCCTGAAGGTATTTTTCCTAAAAATGGTAGCTGTTCGCCCAGCGCGCGTGCATGGTTGGGGAGAGGTGGTCTTGTGACTCTGCAACGCTCTTGAACTTCTGTTGGGTAATGTCTGAGCCAGCTTTGTAATTTTTTGACTGCGGCTTGGTACGCAAAAAATGCATAAGCTCTTCCGTCATAGGCTCAAAATAAGCTGGTGAGTTAAGTCTCTTAGCTGATGAGACATGCATACCAACAACTTCACCAGCCTGATTGGTAATCGGCTTACCTGAGCACCCTCCATCAGATCCATAAGAGCCAGCCCACAACCCTCGACCTTGAATGACGTCACCATGGTTGTCGTACTCTAAATCAATGCCATCCATAACGACAAGACCTTGAGAAATGGTAGGTTGAGAACCTCTTGAAGCTGACCAAGAGGTTATTGGTTGCTTCATAATCGGCAAAGCAGGGATCAAGGATTTTAAGGTTTCTGGTTTTGGCCAATAACAAATATCAGTATCCTTCCAACGCATAGCACCACTAGGGTGATCACTGACTTCATTGCGCAAATGCGTTTCCCGATCAAAGTTTTGTTGATGGAACATTCTGGACAACTCTAAAGCTTTGGTGACACCATGCCAACTCGCTAAAACATAGTGACCAACACCAAATCCTGTTTGAATTTCATCGGTTGGCGATCGATTTTCTCTCTCAGTAAGCGTATGAACACGTCCAATTGAAGTTGCAACAGCTACTGAGACCATGGGTGAACTTGATTGGATTGATTGAGCTTGAATACTTTCAATCTCTTTGGACAATTCCACAAGTCTAACAATTTTTTCATCTTCAACCCTAGGGGTTGCAACAACAAGAGAGGCAACTGGAGTTCCACTATCTTTGGCTGCTTTTTGTAAAGACAACAGCCCAAAAGAATCACGCCGAGGCTTGCCATAACCAGCACCTGCACGTAAAGGACTAGGCGTGTATTCAGGAGCTTGAGCTCTAAGTTTTGCATCAATCCTGCTTTTATCCTGAGCACGTGATTGAAAAGCGCCTCTTTGCTGAAGCTTGTAGTAACACTCACTACAGCGCTTATATGGTTCCCTAACCAAATCTCGTCCAGAGTCAAAAACTCGCCTGCACTGCTTGGGCGTAACAAATCTATCGATGGAGCAGTCCATACAACAAAAGGTAAAACCTTCTCGCAAGATATCTTCAATTTGCAAAGGTTTTTCTTCACCTTGAGCTTTCATACGCACCAACTTACTG